CAGCAGGTTCTTTCAGGTTCCATCATCCTGTGTTCCTTTCGTCACGGTTCTAGCGGTGTGTGGCAAATCGGACAGGCGTGCGGTTCCCAATCTGTCCTGTACCCGCATACCGGGCACTCATACCAGCCGTATGGAAACACACCGGTAGCGTCATAGAATTCACGCTGCCATTTAAGTGGTTTCGGCAGTGGGGTGCCGGTCGCTTTCGCAAATTGGGCGGCCCGCATAGCAGTTGCAATGGCATCCCTTGCAGGTTTCAAAGAATCGTGTTCTTCCTTTTTCTGGGAGTTATCTGTCTTACCCTCCATGTCGGCCACCTTCATAAAAACGATTCATCGTTTCGCGGTACACTTTGTAGCACTCCGGGCACAGATCTCCGATTCCATGGATGTTTCTCATTTCAAGC